CTGGTAGATGGGTAGATTCAGATAATGTAAGATTTAGATATGGCTTACCAGAAAAAGTAGGTGGTTGGACTTCTTTGTTAAGTAATACAATATGTGGTGTTGCTAGAAAACAACACGCATTTGTAGATCTTGATGGTAATAGGTACGTGGCTCTTGGAACAGATAAATTTTTATTAATTTACTTTGAAGGAGCGCTTTACGATATTACACCTTACAGGAGTAATAATGCTGGCGCTCAAATAACTTTTACAAGTTCTACAATTACAACAAGCACTACTCGAGGAACAGCAGTTACAATTACAACTACAACTAATCATGGATTAGAAGTAGGTGACATGGTTGAATTAGATTCAGTAACAATGCCAACTAGTTCTAGTATTGCAGCTTCAACGTTTGAAGATAAACTTTGTCAAGTAATAACAGTTCCAAGTTCTACAACATTTACAGTTACTTCACCTTCAGCAGAAACTAATGGTGGTGGTTCAGATTTAACTTCAGGAAGTTCTTGTATAGTTGAACCTTATCAAAGTGTAGGTCCTTCAGCACAATCTTATGGATATGGTTTTGGTATTGGAAATTATGGTGGTAATGTTACTGGATCACAAAGTACAACTTTAAATGGATCATTACTTGCAGACACTGCTGGAACAGGAGGTTCTGGTACAAGTGTTACTTTAACTTCTTCTACTGGATTTACTTCACCTGCAGGGACTGCTGCAGTTGGAACAGTGCCTAATGCAGAATTAATTACATACACAGGGATTTCCTCAAATGATTTAACAGGTATTACTAGAGGCGCAAAAGGAACAGCAACAACTGGAACATCAAACGGTCAAGCTCATTCAAGTGGAGCTGACGTGCAAGATGCAAGTTTATGGGGTGGATGGGGTGATGCAGTTGCAGCATCAACTGTAACTCTTGAACCAGGTCTTTGGTCCTTAAGTAATTTTGGTCAAGTATTAGTTGCAACTATTTCTAATGGAAAAACTTTTACTTGGGATTCTTCTATTGCAGCAAAATTTACGACTAGAGCATCGACGTTAACAACTAACTTTGTAACAGCTATTAGTGGCACAAGTGGTAATCCTACTGCTTCTAGATCTACTTTAATATCACCAACAACAAGACACTTAATTCATCTTGGAACAGAAACAACTATCGGTGACCCTACAACACAAGATGATATGTTTATAAGATTTTCTAATCAAGAACAAATAAATGAATATGCACCTGGTACAACTAATACCGCAGGTACACAAAGATTACAAGATGGTACAAAAATTATGGGTTCATTAGTTGCTAAAGAAAATATTTTGATATGGACTGATAATGCACTGTACACCATGAGATTTATTGGATCTCCATTTACCTTTGGATTTGAACAAGTAGGTACTAACTGTGGATTAATAGGACAAAACGCAGCTGTTGAGATTGACGGTGTTGCATATTGGATTGGTAATAATGGTTTCTTTGCATTTGATGGTACAGTAAATAATTTACCATGTAGTGTAGAGGATTATGTATTTGACGATTTTGATACTACAAAAGGTCAACAAGTTGTAGCAGGTATAAATAATTTATATACAGAAGTTATTTGGTATTATCCAACACAAGGTTCAACATTTAATAATAGATACGTAGTATTTAATTATGGCGAATCTAAAGGCGTACCTATGGGTAATTGGTATACTGGTCAAAATACTAATTCAATTAGAACAACTTGGATTGATTCGATTGTATATCCAAAACCATATGCTACTCAATTTAATTCTTCAGGAACAGGAACGTTTCCAAGTATAGTTGGAGAAACAGGTTTAGGACAAACTGTTTACTTTCAACATGATACAGGCACGGATCAAATTAATCCTGATGGCAGCACAACAGCGTTAACATCATTTATACAATCTTATGATATAGCTTTACAACAAGAACAACCTGAATTGTTTTTAGCTATGAGAAGATTTGTGCCTGATTTTAAAACTCTTACAGGTAATGCTAATGTAACAATTGGATTAAAAGATTTTCCATCATCTACAAGTGCTAATAGCACCTATAGTCCTTTTACTATTACATCTTCAACTACAAAAGAAGACACAAGAGCAAGAGGTAGGTATGCCAGTATAAAAATAGAAAATACCGGATCTGCAGAGTCTTGGAGATTTGGCACGTTTCAAATAGATTTACAACAGGATGGTAGAAGATAATGACAAAGATAGTAGTTAGATTACCAGAACCTAAAAAAGAATATAGTGAAGATAACCAAAGACAAATTAATAGAGCGTTAAACTCTATTATAGAACAATTAAACTCAACATACTTAACAGAAAATGAGGAGGAAAAAGAACGATTTAGTTTCTTCTTTTCATAATGGCAAATATATACAAAAATGTGCAAAAATTATTAAACGCTGCAGGTTCAGACGTAGATATGTATGAATCTCCAACGGCTACAGCTAGTCTTATTAAGACTGTAAAGTTATTTAATACTCATAGTGGGGCATTAGACGTTACTGTAAAGGTATTTGACGCCTCTAGTTCCACTGATTTTGAGTATAAAGTAGCCAACATAAATGCTAATGAAGGTGTTGATTTACTTACATTTAATAATATTATAGTATTGGAAGCTGGAGATAAATTAAAAATGC